CGCCCGCGAACATTCCACTGAATACCGATTGCTGCCCCTCAGAGCCAATCTCAGGGGTTTTTACAACGTGGTGGGTATACCAGCCGACTTTCACGCACTTGGCCGTTCTACGCTGCGCTGTGCAAGAATTTCCAATGACGGCTTCCAATGCTTTTCATAGACAGTATCGGCGTTATACGTTTTGGCAAAATCAATTGCTTTCTGAGATCGTTCCTGCCCGCGATCATAGGCTGCTTCCAATGCTTCGACAATTCTTGGAATAGACGGCATATGGAACCACGCTGTTTGTGGCGCATCCCAAAGCGGTTGCCCATCTACTAACCAGCCGTCACCTAGTAGTTCCGTGGATGCCGCAAACTCAGAAACAATTACAGGTGTTCCGCAGGCTTGTGCTTCGACAGTAGGAATTCCAAAACCCTCACCATATGAAGTAGCAAGCAGAACATCCATCGCCGTGTAAATCGTTGCAAGTGTCTGCTGGTCAATTCCGGTGCGATACAAATAAGGATCGATGAACTTGTACTGATGTTTCTGTAATCCGACTGCCGCCAATAAATCAATTAGTTTGATTCCGCCTAGCGCACCCATCCAGTCTGTGTGTAAATACAAGATTGCATCATCGTGTTTCTGCGCGAACATTGAGAACGCCAAGATGTTTTCGCCAAACGCTTTTCGATTTGGGCTGATGCCTTTATTTGCTGCATTCATTCCGACTACAAATTTGTCGTTAGGTATGTCAATGAAATCTCTGCCAGTAATTCCTTTATGTCTTTTCATTGGCTTAAACACAGATTCAATTCCGTGAGGAATGTACAACGCTTCGATGCCAACATTTTCTAACATCGCTTGCCCGTACTGACTCATTGCGATCGGTGTAACAAAATCTTGCCTGCACCATTTAGCAACTTGCGGTGGTGCTGGAATGTGATCTATTGGAACCCAACTGGCAACATTCCAGTCTGCCCATCGTGGACCTTTGAAAACCCAGACATCATAAAGTGTAAAAAGAATGTGCGGTTGCTTTGGATCTTTCATTGTCCAGTCGTGCATATGCGCAGGGACAACATCATTCGAATACAAGTCTGCGCCACGTTGGTAAACGGGGATGCCGTTCCAGTCTGTGTTGCTTCCCTCTAATCCGTAGTTATTAAAAATCGCAACATCGTGTCCTTGTTCTTTCATTCGTTGCGTTACTTGCGCAGTTTGTGTTCCGTAACCAGTCGCAGCCCACGGCGCGTTGCTATTCCAACCGATTCTTAATGATGATTTGTTTTGCACAGGTTCTCCCTTGATTTATGAACAGCCTAATAACTAACCACTGCAAAGTCTAATAACCACGCCACAAAACAGTTGTTAAATTAACTAGACAAATGTTATACAACAAAGTATGATTGTAATAACAGCGAGGGTCAAACCTCTAGGACAAAGGATCAAGAAATGAAGTCTTACGCAAGCAAAATAGTTGCACAGCGCGAAGCAGCACGCTTAAACCAAATCGAAAAAGGAAAAAGGGTTTGGTTCGTCACAAGCGAAGTTGTTAATTTTAACCTTAAGCACGTTGTTAGATGTGATTCAAAATGAGCGACAAGCAACAGAACAGACTTTATCTAGCAGAGTCGCAAGCGGAACTAAAATCAACACAAGATTTTAAGACAGTTGCGGAATGCCAGAAGTACGTGAATAAAGTTCTAAACAGTAAAGCAGTCCTAGAAATGTTCAGCAGCAAGGAACTTTATCAGGGCGCGTTAGTAGTTACAGTTCTAGATGGTCGCGGATACCGCAGAGCAGTAGCGACAACAGATGGTCGTGGTGGGTTAGTAATTCAATTACCACGATGGGCGCGCAGTAAGTACGTCATACTGCACGAACTAGCACATCATTTAGAAAAGTCATACTCTGTAAACAACTGGCGCGAATCAGTCCGCATTGGTCAAACCGATCCAGTCACATATCAGTCCCACGGTGCGCGGTTTACCGCAACGCTCTTGTTCTTAGTTAAGCGAGAACTGGGCAAAGAAACACACGACAGGCTGGCGACTAGGTTATGGGAAAACCAATGCAAGACACTTGATGGCGGTCGCGTGGTTTCGGTATCGCTACCGCGCAAGCCAGCAGAGCAACAATCTGCATAAAGAAAAAGTGAACCCCGTTGGCCTGCGCTCCAACGGGGTTCACATTTATTCCTAATTAGGAACCAGCACCAGCAAAATACTTCACGTGTGAAGTCTGGATTAGGTTGCCATCCACGCGCATAGTTGCGCGGAATGTAATCAGGTCGTTCTGGAATGCGAAATCATCTGAACGATCAAGACGCAAACCGCCAACGGTGCGAACGTAGTAACTTGGCAAGTGGCCAAAGATTACTGACTTTGCACTTGTTGCTGGTGACGCAATTGCTGGGTTCTCAAAGATTGGGTAACCAAGCAAAAGATCACGAGCATCGGCAGATAGAGATGGGCTGAACAAGTACTGACCAGCATTATCTTTCAATTTACGAACAGCAGCGATCGCCTGCGCGTTCATCTGCCATCCTGTGCCTGGCAAAGTGCGACCAGCGGTATTCACACTGTAAACAAGATCGATCAAGTTATCAGCGGTGAATGCACCAGATACGGCAGTGCCGCCAGTGATGCCTGAGCCTGCGGCAGTAACGATACCAGTTGGCTGGGTTGTACCAGTACCAGTTGTTAGTGCGCCGTTGACTGCAAAACCAAGTGCGTTACCAGTCTGGGTTGCTAGGAATCCAAGAATATCCACGCCTGCATCCTCAACCATTTCACGGCTGATCTGTGTCAAGAATGAATACTTGTATGCACCAAGCGTTACGAATGAATTGAATGTTGGATCGCTTTCACCAATTGCTCCTGCTTCAGATGTAACCGTACCTGTGCTGTATGCGCTTAGGCTTGGGATCTGCAAGTTTTCGCCACCTGCGGTTGCAAGTGTGGTGGAAGTTTCTAGCATTGGTCCAACGTGACGGGCAAGCATAATTACTTGATCGTAGAATGATGTCGGAACTGGTGCGCCACTTGAACCCTTGGTCACATCGCGCTTCTCAAATGAGTGTGAGCGAATTTCGCCACGAGCAAGTGAACGGATTAGTTCTGCATCATTGATTGATGGTACAGAAACTTCTGGACGTGCCTGTGCTTCGAAACCAGCCATTGCTTCGGCAGCGCGCTCTTCACGTTCTGTCTGTGCTTTGATGGTGTCGATTGTTGCAGCACGCTGATCAAGGTCAGCCATGATGCGTTCGTATGTTTGGTTTTCTTCAGCAGACAAATCGCGCTTTTCTGCGGCAGCGGAATCTAGCAATGCTTTTGCTTCATCCCACGCCTTAGCACGAGCATCCACTTGCTGATTAATGTAATCAGACATAGTTACTCCCTAAGTTGTTGTTGTTGTGTTCTTACAAGATCTGCGTGGCTCCACAACAGTAAACGCAATGGTGGCTCCACTCAATTGCACAAGTCAATTATTGCACAAATAAAAATAGGCTCAGTGCCTTCCCCTGCACCAAGCCTATTTCTGTAAACAGATTATCGTGTTTCTGTAATTTTTTCCAATCGGGTTTCATCCACCGGTGAAAAGGATTTGACCTCAGTAGGTTTTTTCTTGCCAAATTCCGCAACTATGGCTTCAGAAATAGCATCGGCGAAATCAACAAAAACACCAGACTGAGGATTACCAAGCACAGAGAGATAAACCCTTTTGACATTTTCCGCATCCATTAAAATACCTTTGACATCAGATCAAGTTGCTTGCGCTTAAGTTCTAGCAGTTCGAGATTGCTTGGCTGATCGGCTCGTAACTTAGAAACAACCTCAGCAATTAAATCAGCGTGTTCTGCTTCCAAAGTTTCGCCTGCTTCCAGTCGTGTAATCGCATCACTTAACGCATCTACATCGACAGCAGTACGCGTAGCAAGAATGTCTAGCGATCGAACTGATGCAGTTGTCGCTTGGTAAGCGGGGAATCCAGTAACAATAGAAACTTCGTGCAAACGCACCTGATGAAGTTCGCGGGTTGCGCCATCCTCTGACCACTTATCGCCACGCGGGGGAACACTAAAACCAAATGACATTGAATTAACATCGCCACGTTGCATTAGAACCGATAGATCACGACCAGCAGTTGTATCTGGCAGATCTGCTTCTGCAAGTAATCCGCGTGAATCCTCTGACAAACGTAGTGTGCCTGCGCGACTAGAACCCAGAACGACATCTGTGTTGTGATTCATAAATAGTTTAATTTCGTTGCGCGACTTTAATGAACGCTGGAATGCTCCACCCTTGATTACTTCAGTGAATGGAAGTGGCTCTGACGGCGAATCAAACACGGCGGCATAACCAGTGAAACTCATACCATCGCTTGATGCTTCCCCGTTACGCACGTCAAACTCAACGGTATTTACACGACGCTCTACTGTTGTTGTCATTTCTTGCCTTTCATCTTTGTTCAAGTTTAATGCTACTGACTTCCACTTTTCGTTTTGTTCTGCATTGCGATCTTGCTGATCATCTCGAATTCGCTCTACAACGCGTTCAGCATAAGCCATAGTGCGCCTTGCTTGTTCTTTAGTTGCTCCTGATCCCCACAAGAAATGTGCGACTACTCCTGCGCTTGGGTAGTTCTCGTTGCTAGGACTAGCGGCAGGGGCATCTAAGTCAGGCATATGGCGTGCAATCCACGCTGCAATGCGTATCCACTTATCATCAGAAACTTGTCCGTCAGCCATAAGTCTTGCTTCACGAACTGTCTTATCTGTTAAACCATCGCCTGCTTTTCCATCCGCATAGAACGCTAGACCACGGCGAGCAGCAGCACGCATAAAACTAGGTGCGCTTTGATTTATTGCACGCTCATCATCATTATTTTCATCGATTAACGGATCAGATTCATCAGTTAAGTCAGAATCATCTTGCATTTCGTCTTGACCTTGATAATCCATTTTTGTTAGTGGAGCAAAACCCTTAACTACAAACTCATTGGTTTCCGTAAGCGTTCCATTGTCATTTGTATAAACTTGAATTGTTGCAAGCGGTCTGGCTTGGGTTGCAACTATGTCCCCGCCCAAAGGATTTTTAACTGCCCCAAAAGTAGATACAGAAACAATCTCACCGTACATTTCGTTGCCAGCGTTATCCCAGAAAACATAATCGCCAACTTCAAGTTCGTCATTTAATGCGCGTTCTCCACCCACTTCGACATCCTCTGCTATTGAAATTGCAACCATCTGATCTATGGCATCTTGTTTTGTTTTATGACAGCCCATAATTTTGCCATCATCTTTAATAGTTGCCCAGCCTGAGCAACCCTCTGCGGTATCTGTAATGAAGTATGGCATTAGTACAATGTCTGCCTTAGCCAAGAAATTAAATGTTCGCCTGATTCAGTAATTGCATAAACCGATTCACCAGCATTTAATGTTAATTCGATGCTTTCTAATTTTTGTAAGCCTAAACCATTTGCAATTGTTACGGAATCACCACCAATAAACAAAACCTTTGTGTTATCTAAATTGTGTATGTGTAAGCGTGCAGGATTAGGTGAAATACCATCTACTAATTGCCGAGATGTTGTTATTGTTTGCTGACCAGATGTGATTGCCACGATTAAACCTCGTAAACACTTTGCGGTGCTTCGGGATCGATTTGCGCAATACCTTGCAACTGTACCGATGGTACGCCAGTATGTTCGATCATTGGCAAATCTAGAGCAGCCAGAACACCAGCAGGATTAAAGCCAGCCAAAATAAGTTTCGATGCCATCGTGACACGCTTGTCAGTTTCCACGAGCGATGCAGCACCCAAATCCACGTTAGCCAAAGGTACACGATAAACGTCACCACCATCGACAGGTCGCAGATCCTCAAACCTACGGATGTCATTGACTGATAAAAATCCCGCTTGTGAACCAATGCTGTATCCATTCATTCGTGTTGCAAAATCACCGCGTAGTAATCCATCTACATTAAAACGAATAAACGCACCCTCAGGAAGTAGAGTGCTGTAAGCATCCTCCATCTTTGCAATGTATGGTCGCAAAGTGTGTGTCACAAAATTAATGTTCTGTTGTTCCACGGAATTGTAAGACATAGCACCAGCAGATGTAATGCCGATCATATGCGGTGGTACACGGAAAATTCTGGCGATCTGTTCGACTGCAAACTTTTGCGAATCCAACATTTGTGCTTCATCAGGATTTACACCAGTGCGAACAAACTTTGCGCCACCGGTGAGAATACCTGTCTTATGTGCTTTCTTGTATCCCTTGTGACGTGTATCGAAACCATCAACTAATTCTTTTGCTTGTTCGCGGTTCAGTCCCATAGGTGTTTCGATAACACCAGAAGTTGTTGCACCTTGTCCAAAGAATCTAGATGCGAAAGATTGTAATGCGCTAGCAAGTCCTAAGTTATCTTTTAATTCAGTTACGCGACTTATGCCGCGCAATTCACCAGCCTTGCGCATTTCGGTAATGTGTAACATATCCCGCGAAACTACTGGATACTGGTTATTATCATCGATAATGTAAATCAGTTCACGGGTTACTGGTGTACGCGTTACCTGAATTCTGTTCGGATCTATTACGACAAGATTTGCAACCTGTCCTGTTTGATCTCTGTAAATACGCACGAACGCATTGCCGTCAAGCAAAAGCGAAATTAGCACTTGCTGATAATGCTCGGTGCGTAGTAAATCAACATCTGGTCTTTGTACCCACGCTGGTTGTGGTCGATAAGGTACGCGGTTGCCCTCGATACGGCGGAAAGAATCAACTGGAAGTGTAGAAATTGTGTCAGAGATTAAAAGCACACAAGCGTAGAAAGCATTAATGCGCATTGAAGTAATCTGATCAATGTTCGTTCCTGCTTCGGTAGTAAATGCAAAGGAATCACCAGAACCCCAGATTGACTGGAAACTGATTGCGCGTTCCTCTTGTTTGTTGTTACTTAAACGCCCAAGCATTATTCGTTACCCCTCTCAAATGCTAAACCTACGAGAATGCAACTAATACCTGTTGCAACAATTCCTAAAGGCAAACTGAATAAACCTAACCCCAGAGAGATACACGCAAGACCAACTAATTGTAAAATTGTGGCTAACAACAAACACTCCCTAAAAACTAAAGAATTGTGGGACAACGGGTTCATCACGAGAAACAGTTGCCCTATCAAATCCAATGATACTAGCAACTGCCGCATCTATCTTGCGCGGTGATCCTCGATGTTCTTTAACAATGCGTGGTCCGATTCGATCAGTCTTGACAACGGCGTTGGATAAATGCCTAGTCAGTAACGGATTGCCATCGTGTGTAAGTTTCCCTGCAACCACAGCATCGTAAAATTTCGCGCAGGCTGGAACCATACGCGCTGGTGAAGTTGATGGCCATTCCACGATAGGTAAACCAGCATCATCTAAAACTTGCATTGTTCTTTGCCAGCGGAATGGATCGCAAGCAATTTCTCGCACATTATGTGTAGAACAGAACTGAATGATTGTGTTTTCTACATCTAAAATGTCTACTCGCCAATCATCATCATCGTCTGGTTGCTTTTCCCAAGCCTTAATCATAAAAACGTGTGGCTGATCCTCTTGCGTTACACCGATAATGACAGACGCATCGCCAGAGAACGAACCATCAAAACCAAGTACAACTGGCGTGTCAGCAGCGATCTCACGCTCAATTGCTAGTGGTTCCCACGATCCGTTAGGCAACCACGAAAGTTGCGAACTGACCCATTGATTGCAACGCTTTGTTCTGAATTCTGCTTCTGGTGTTCGCTTAACCATTGCTGAAAAATCTGCGGGATCATTTAAATCACCAAAGGCTGGATTCGCTGCTTTCCAAGTTTTTTCTATTGTGTGATCTGCTTCATTATCTGCTTCCCACCACGCCATAAAGAAAGTCGGATCATCGACTTCACCAGCAGCGACACGTTTGCCGTACTGATACAAAGCGTATGCGGTTGAGTCTTGTCCTGTTGAATCCGATTTAACGCCAGCAGTTGTGATCGCAATAGCCATAGGTTCACGGCGCGCACCCATACCAAGCAACATCGTGTCCCAGAGTTCACGATTCGGTGCAGCGTGCAATTCATCAAAGATCACCATTGTTGGTGACAGACCTTCCTTTGTAAATGCTTCACTAGACAGTACGCGGTAAACAGAACCAGTTGCGGGAACTTCGATTGCATCGCGGTAAACATTGCACAGTTCAGATAGTTCTGGTTCTGCTTCAATCATTTTCTTAGCATCGCCGAAAACAATGCGCGCCTGTTCTTTATCGGCGGCACAAGAATAAACTTCACCACCTTGCGCGCCCATAATTAAAGACCATAAACCGATACCAGAACCCAGCGCAGATTTGCCATTCTTTCTTGCCATTCCGATCAGGGCTGTTCGATGCTGAAATTTTCCCGCGGTATTTACCGCAAACAAATTATTTAGCAGTTCAGTTTGCCACGGTCGCATCTGCATAGGATCACCGGAATATCCCGCAACAGTTTCTTTCGTTTGAATTGCAAACGTGTTAATGAAATCTGAAACTTGCCAACCGCGTGATTTTTTTAGCGCAGGTTTGTTTACAGGTGTAAGCCAAGTCGGTGGCCAAGAATCAATTTTGGCTGGCACGTGATTTTAATTCCTCAAGTTTAGATTGTCGCTTGACTTCTGCTACACCAAGTCTGGTGCGATCTGTCGGCGTAAATCCTAGTAAAGAAAGATTTGCAACAAGTTGTCTATCTAACTCACGCAATGCTTTTCGTTCGTCTGGTCGATTGCTACTCATAACTTGGATGCGCAAATTCCATCGCTCATCTAACAATTCGCAGGTCATAAGTAGTAAATCTATGTCAGTTGTCGGACTAATCCAACTTTGTCCCATTCCCCAAATGCGATCCCATAATTGTTGTCCAGCAGATAGTAATGGTCTGTGAGGTACAGGAATGTCATAAGCAGATGGAAGCAAAACCATTTCACCTTGATTTGGTAATGGTCGCTTGCCAGGATTGCCAATCATTCTTTTTTGCTCAGTTGGCTTTGGTGGCCGTCCACGCGTAGCCATAATTTTTTATCCCTCTGTTATTTATTATTTGAGAACCAAGTCACACCATCGTTTTCTTTGAACCACGAAACAGTTTCTGAAATTCCGTTTGCTAGTGGCTTAAAACTTTGATGATCTATTCCTATTGCTGCAAGTGTAGAAACATCTGCACTAACAACTGTACCAAGTTCACGCATAACTCTGCGAACATCAATGCTGCGTAAATACGGATTAACATCAAGAACACTATGAACAGCCGTCATAAGTTTTTCTTGTGTATCTATCGGACCACCAAAAGGTTCACCTGCGCGCATAGGTACAGTTTCAATTGTTGCACCCTTAACATTTTTAATCACTTCATTTGCGACTGCTAAAACATTTGTTGGAATCTTGTTGCCTACATCAATTGGATGATCTGGGACATTACCATTCGCTGCGTTCTCTAGGGCAGTTACGAATACGCGCGCAACATCGCCAACCCAAACAGAATCACTAATTTGTGTACCATCGCCATAGACACGCAACGGTTCACCGCTTAATGCAGATGTAACGAATGACGGAACAATCTTGCGAACCTTTGCAGAACCCTTAGGTGCGGGTGCGCTCTGTCGTGGTCCATAGGCGTTCATAGGTCGCACAGATGTAACACGCAAACCACGATCTATGCGGTACATATCAACAAATCTTTCGCTTGCTGATTTTGTGATGCAGTAAGTTCCACGCGCAATGTTCGCGTTACCTACTGCTGCAAATACAACGGGCAAGTCATAACGTGACGCTGCTTCGAAAACATTTAATGTTCCAATGATGTTTGTTTCTGCTGCTGGTAGCGGAGCATCAATTGTTTCAACTGTTCCTAAAACTGCGGCTAAATGAATGATGCCGTCTACGTGTGCGGCAAACTCATTGACAATAGTTGCATCGCGTACATCGCCAAGCATTCCATTTTCTGCACGACCGCGGTGATCAAGAATTAAAGCAGTGTGTCCACGCCTTGCTAATTCCTCGCAAACATACGAACCGATAAAACCTGAACCGCCAGTTACACCAATTTTCATTTTTACACCTTCTTGTATTTTTGGTTGATTATTTTAGGAACAGCATTGTCCCACTTGATTGAATGATGAAAACGTCTGTCAGTTCTGCCCATAGTGCCAATACTGACACAAGATGGTGCCATCATTACGGAATAGAAAGATTTTGTGTACGTTCCAGAATCTTTGTAAAATTCTGACATTCCACCAGATCCCTGTTGTGTTTGAACCTGATTTAGTTGCAAAGCCATTGTTGTCAAAAACAATTCCCCGCGCTGTCCGTAACAAACATACGCGTTCACATCGTCATTAACTCTGCCAATAAAATTCACTGGTGTATCGGTACGGCAAAAAAATGAATTCATCGCTTTACGCAATAAACCATTTTTGATTTTGCCATCTACGCCACCCATATGATCGCCACCCTGCGACATAGCAACTGTCAGCGCGTTTGTGCTTTCGAGCAGATCAAGCATTGCATCAACGATCTTGTCAAAGTTTGCAATTTGCTTAGAACAAATTTTGTCACCCTTAACAAATCTGTGTAGGAAAGCAGTGTAATCATCGTCTAACTGTAAAAAATAATCAAGATTCAAATCTTTAGCAATTGCAAAACAAGCGTTGCGAGCATAAACAATTGCGCGGTGATCCTCACCGGTGTAAGCATCGTCAAATGTTTTCGCTATTGCTTTTTTGTCAAACATAAAAACATTGTTCGCGCCAAACTTATCTATGTATGTTTGTGCTTGCGTATCCTCATTGTCAATTATGAAATAAGTTTTGCCTGAATAATTTGCTTTGCGTAATGACTCTAGGGTTATGACGTTGTCTGGTCTGCCGTGTGTCAAAATAAAAATAGCAAAATTCTTTTTATCTCTAGCCATCTTGTTTTTCTAACAATTCAATTGTTTCCATAAACTTTACATAACCATTTGCAATTGCGTCTGCCATATCAATGATTACTAGCGCAGACTGTTCCATCAGTTCTTGCGTGTCTTTATCGCAGTGCGCGTAGTATTCGGCAATCAGTTTGTAATTAAAAACTAAATGCCTGTATGTTCCTAAGATTAAAAATTGTTCAATGTCTTTGTTAGACAAATTCTTGGCATAGATTTGCTTTTGCAAAAACTTGGTCTTGCTTTCATTGACTAACGATTCTGTTGTTGGTTGCTCGCCAACAATTTCGTACTGCGGAATGTTTACAGATTGTGTATAAAGATTTTCGTGATCATCGGGATTACCTAGCGGTGGTTGTAATTCGACAAATCCAAATTCTTGTAGTTCCCAACCGTTTGCATCTAGTTCCAGCATTTGTTCTTTTAGAACTTCGGCATTCCATTCGGCTAATTCAGCAGTGCGGTTATCCGCCAGCGCGTAGGCTTTGATCTGATCCCAAGTCCAGCCGACTGGGGTGCGACTAATCACAATGTCAGTCCAGCCTAATTTCTTTGCTGCTTCCAAAGTTCCATTACCCGCAACAACAATGTTGTCGGGCGTGACAATAATTGGTTTACGCTGTCCGAACAATCTAAGCGATCCCGCAATTGCATCGAGATTTTTTTGATCGTGCTTTCTTGCGTTTGTCGGATCGAAATTTAATGAATCAACTTTTACAGTTTCAATGCGCAGATCAGTCATAAAATGGAGCATACAGGAAAAGCCTTACAAATCAAGCACTTCTCAAAAAAACCGCGCAAACAAAGGGTTTTTTAAAAACTGGGAATTTTGCGACAATGCGTACAGGGA